AACATCAGTAAAACTCGCCATATTAAACGAATCTTTTACAGCAGTGGATGGTGTCATATCAAAATTCACCCAGCATTTTACACTGCCGCTGACCACATACTCCGTACCCACGCTTCCCGCTGTGGAGTGTTGGATGTCATCTGCTACGATTGTTCCAGCCATTATGCTAAGTCTCCAAAAGATTGGCCTGTTGCCCTGTCAGCATCAATATAACTACCGAAGTTCGTGCTTTCTAACTGCCATTGCGTTGTGGTCAGGCTACCGTTGTATCCAGCGTGTGGTGAGTTATCTCCAGATTTCACATGACCAGCACCATATGCGTAGCTTGCTGACGACATTGCGTTGCTTTGCGTTATTCGGTATTTTCCTGTCGCTTGGTCACTAATACTGCTCACGTTAAAACTGTCGTTGGTTGAAATTGTTCCTGTTCCAGTAAGATTGACCCAAGCCTTCGCCAGCCCCTGCATCACATCGGTTGATGAACCAGACAGACCAGCGATGTTTGTTACTTTTAATGTACTCATGCTAAGTCTCCGAAAATTACTTGCAGACAAAGTTCCTGCTCTCGTGTCCCCGGACTTCCGTCTGTGTTGTGATAACGCATCCGAAATGCACTTGTTGTCATGCCGTTTCTGGCGTCTGAAGCATTACCAAAACTGTTTGCACTTGGATGTCCACAAGTGCCGACCCCTGCTTGTTCCTGCTTTGAACACATAGTTGCGGAATAGACAGCGTTACTCATATTGCTGGAAAAATTCTGGCTGTACTGCCCCGTGCCGTGGTCGGTGATCGAAGAGACATTTTCGCTGTCTTGAATGGATGTCCCACTGATGCCTAAATAGTTGATCCAAGATTTTGCCGCATACTGACTCGTCAGCGTAACAGGGCCGCCGCTTGTGTTTTGGACTACGTCTACTTTTAGTGTCATGTCTTACTCCTTATACAATGGACAGATTGCCATTGACGGTCAAAGTGACACCAGTAGCAATAGTCAATGGTCCTGCACACAGGGCGTTGTTACTTGATGCGATTGTTACGTTGGTGTTCAAGGTGTCTTCGTGGACACGGAAGATGTCGCCCTTACCATTTGTTGTGTCACCTGTCGCACCATTCTCACCCAAGAAATAACCAGCACCGCCCTGAACAGATGCTGTTGATGCGCTAGTAATCTGACCCTGTGCGTTGACTGTTAGAATTGGAATGGCTGTAGCACTACCGTAAGTGCTTGCTGATACTCCTGTATTGGCAATGTTGATTGTTCTTGTAGCGTTTAACGTACCACCACCACTCAAACCAGTTCCTGCCGTTACGCCTGTGTTAATTGTAAAAGTTAAATCGTACGGGTCAGCATCTGAACCTGTAGAAGTGTCTGTCCAGTTAATGTCAACACCGCCACCTTCAACAAATTTAACTTCTTTGTCGTTTGTAATTGTTACTTCTGTTCCGTCACCGTCTTCAAGAATCCAACGGTCCATCGTTGCGCCAGTAGAGATTGCCGTAATGTGACCAAGACCATCAACAGTAATTGTGTCAATCTTTGTTCCATCATCAGTAGAACCATACGCACCCGAAAGAGTAGACGTGTCAGCGTGGTTAATTGTAACTGTACCGCTAGTACCGCCACCAGTTATTGACGTACCTGCCGTCACGCCTTGAATATATCTTGTATCTAAATTTGTATTGGTAGAAGTTATAGAGGTAACATGACCAAAGCCGTCTACACCTAGAAGAATATCTTGTGTTACTGTACCGCCTGTGTTTCCTGTTTGACCGTAGTTTCCTGACAATGTGGATGTATCAGAGTGACTTACAGTAACTGTACCAGAAGTACCACCGCCCGTCAGTCCTGTTCCAGCAGTCACACCATCAATATCACCTGTACCGCCTGTTGCAACTGCTGTTACACGTCCATATGCGTCAAGTGTAATAGTGTCAATTTTTGTTGCGTTTGAAGTTGAACCATATGTTCCTGCACCCGCACCAGCAGTCGCAAGAGCAATAGTTGGAGTACCACCTTCACTTGCAGAGGAACCCGTAATTCCCGTACCCGCCGTAATTGTTGCTACGTAGTTACCTGACGTTTTGGTACCAAGCGTAACAGCGTCGTTCGCAATACCGCCCGTGCCGATTTGTGGACCTTCACCCGTCGTACCGTCGTGCGAGTGTCCTGTTGTAGCGTTAAACGCCGCTTGGATTGCATCAAACTCGCCGTCAAGGTCAGAGGCGTTGATAACGTTTCCATCAGCTATGTTGTTTGGCGTATCGTTGCGGGTGTAACCTGTACCCATCTTTTATCTCCTCCCGTATGTTGCAAACTGTAAGGTTGCAGCATCGACGGTAAATACAGCGTCTGTATTTGCTCCTGTTGTTTCGTAAAGTATAGACACTGTAAACCCTGAACCTATTGTTGGCACTTCAAAGATTGCCTTTTGTTTAACCCCGAAAAGGGAAGTCCCGTAAATACCGGAACCGTATGTGATTGATACTCCCGCGTCAGTACTAAGAATTGAGTCTGGTTGGGGTGAAGCGGGTTGGTCAAAGTCGAATTTGAGGGAGAACTCCAAATCAAAATCGCCGTTAACGTCAAGATAGGTAGTGCCCTTGTATATTGTCTTTCTTACTTGAGGATCACCCAGCGGAACAAATGGAGTAGCAAAACTTGCAACGATGTCTGTTCCATCTTGAGTGTTACCTTGTTCCATCTGGTAAATGTATCCGTCCGAAGCAGCAAAGTAGATGCGTTCTGCGAACCCGTCGTACTCACTAAAGGTAACGTAGACGTTAAATCCACGAAGGTCGTTCCACGAGATACCTTCTTGGAGTTGAGTTCCAGCAATCCCCTTTGCCGCAGCATTTGTGTATCCACTGTTGAATCCAAAAATTCGATACTGGCTTTTTTCACGAATTACCGTGCTGCTAAACGTTGTACTACTGGAGATAAGGTCCAGCATTTCAGTTTGAATTGGTTTCGAAGCGACAGCAAGGCTAAAGTCACCCACGCGGTCTGTTGCCGAAAAGAGCCGCAAACCGTCCGGCCCCAAAAACATAATGTCACCACCAATCTCTTGGATGGTATCTTCAGCCACACATCCTAAGTCCCGTGACACTGGTTGCAACTGAAAGTCGCCGATGCTGTTGCCAACAAGCCTGTTAATTGTGTTTTCGCTAAAAATAATTAACTGGTCGCGAAAAACAATAAGGCCCGTAATAGTATCGGCTATGTTTATTATACCACCACCACTTGCACTTGTAAAGTCATCATCTGCATATGGGGCCGAAAAAACAAGGTTTTTACCGTTTCCAAGAAAGATGTGGTTCTTGAAATTGACAATGTGGCTTGCACCAGACGTGTCTGACGGCAGGGATGTTAGCTGTTCGAAGGTGGTTCCGTCGAATCTAAACGGTTTGCCCGTCGCATCGACAACCATGAACTTGTCCGTCCCGTCGAAGTTGTACTTGAGGAACCGGATTTTTGTGGAGCCGCCAAGCGTGATGCCTCCGCTGCTGTACGTCGCGTTGTCCGTGATTTGTGTCCATCCGGACCCGCTAGACTTAAATAAATCATCACCCCGTGCAGCATAGACTTCCGCGTTGTACCTCAAAATGCCCCGTACGTTTCCTGAGTTGGTGAGGGCGTTACTGTCAAATTTATCATATCCTTCGACACGGCGGTAGCCGCCAAACACTGACGGTTCAAAGTTGCGAAGAATACGGGCAGACCCCGGAGCCTGAATACCTTGCTGGTAAGGAGACAGGTTCGTGATGAGTCCGCCTTTGAACTCAAACGAATATGTTTGCCATCTATCCGGCATTTAAACCGCCCGTGCGTATACGTTTTCGTTTACAAGAAGAGTCCGCATCTGTTTTATACCATCTTCAAACTTACGGAGCGAGATTGTTGCTGACTCTAGATTATCGCGGAACATGTACGAATGATACATGGCCCCGTCTACTATTACATGCTTAAATCGAAAAGGAATGGACGGCACATCATCGTAGTTTTCCAAGTCAGCAGGAAACATAAAGAACTCATATTCAATCGTATACGCAGCGTCCGGCATAGGAGCCACAATAATGTCACCATCCTGAGAACGAACTACGTACTCTGGTGCTTGGCCCTTAGATGTGTCGGTTTCATATTCTTGATCTATATACCTAGAAACATATTCATCATAGCTTATTTGTTTCAGTCGCTTGGCAGATCCCACGCCTAGAGCAGTACTACGAGCCAAACGAACCGTATCAAAATCCGTATATTTAGCGTTCTCCGGGAGGGGATAACGAAGTTCACCTGCAGTTAAAACAATATCATCTGTATTGTGATTAAAGGGCCAACTAAAGTGTTTTTGATTTACATCACGAATGGAAGAATTGATGGCGTCTTTTATTTGCGAATAAAGTCCACTCGCCGATGAAAAATTGCTAGATGTAAGTTCTGTCTCATTTAAGCGACGACAAACTTCGTTAGTCAGTGTGAGATAATTATACGACATCAATTTTTCTCCACTACACGAATGCGAACTTCTTGCTCACGAACAGTTGCATCATTTGCTGTCATCCGACAAATAATTTTATAAGTTGTAAAAGCAGTGCCGCTGCCCAAATAGATTGTGGCAACGGTGGTTGTGTTGGTGCGACTGACGAGTTGCAAACCGTTAACAATCTGGCTGTCAGACCAAGTTTGCAACGTCCCATTTTCATCGTAGATTTTCCAGACAAGCGACGAAATGGTGTCACCGTCAAGAGCCGGACCCCAGTTGATA